GATGATGCAGAAGCTCTAGTAAAGGTCGTTGTACCATCGCCATCACCTAATAAGAACCATTCTTTGTCGTTCCATACTGATCGGACATCTTTGAGTTGTTCTCTAATGGCATTGTTCACATCAGAGGGAGACATACCCTCAGAAATATTAACTCCATTAATAGCTGTATTGCTACTAGCTGTGGTACTGTAATTTGATACTGTCATCTATTGTTCCTTTTTTTGATCTTTTTGTCCTGTAAGTGTGTCTGCATATTCCGCTACCCAATTTTGTAATTCAGGTTGTGTTCCACCAAATACAGTTCCAACTTTACCTAAATGTTTTATAAAACCATCTACTCCTTGATTATTTGCTATATCTGTACCTTGTACTAACCATTTTACTATTTTTGGGTTTGTTACAATTTCAGCACCACCATATAATAATGCTCCTGTTGTAAATACGCTTTGTATTCCAGCTAAAGTACCTGTTGTTATAGCACCAGCGTAAGCTAATTGACCTACTACACTACCAGCAGTTTTCGATGGATTTTCAAAAGTTTTACCAGACTCTGCAATCTTACTAGCAATAACTGCTAATCTATCTAAATCTTTTCTTAAACCTTGATATTTTTTACTAGAAAATAAAAAATCTTTTGCTTTTGGATCAATTTTATTCCAATTAGTTAAAAAAATATTACTGTTAAATAATTCAGAATAAGTAGCTGTATCAAAATTTACACCATCACCAGCTTTTAATTTTCCTAACTTTTGTATTATAGCATTTTGTACATAGGCAAACTCATCAGGTTTCAATGATTTTTTTAAACCATTAATATAGGTTGCACCATTTTGCGATGATGTTAATAAATAATTTACAATCTTATCTTGATCTACATTTTTTATTGGTTTTAAAACTTCATCAATTCTTTTGATACCAGCTTTATAATATTGGTCTGCTTTTAAAAATTTAGTGTATGCTAATTTATCAGTATCTTTTAAAATTACTTTTAAGTCCTCAGATAATGCTCCGTATAGCTGTTTATATTCTGCTGTTGCCACATCATCTACAAGGTTAGGATTAGATAATTTTTTACCTATCATAGACCTATATCTTCTTAAATCAGCAAATGTTAATGTTCCATCGGCTACTTTATCATTTATTTCTTGTCTAAGTTTTATTAATTGACTTGATTGTAATACACTCGGTTTTTTTCCTACAACTATTGTATCACCTACTGTTAAAGAAGGATCTTCTTTAGCCATTTTCTTTGTAACTTTTTTTGTAATATTAGCACCTGAAGGAGTAGCTAAATCATTTAAAACTGATGTAAATTTATTTGGTGTTACTGTAAAGTCTCCACTTACTTTTATTAAATCAAATGCTTCATTGTACAGTGATGTTGATTTTGTACTAAATTGTGTACTTGCGTTTTCAATACCATTTTTAACAATATTACCTAGTTTAATAGAATTAACATTAGCTGGTTTTGTTACTAAATATGATGAAGTATTCATTAAAGAATTACCCATATCTTCTTGCATTTTTACACCAGCTTTAGCTAGTTTATCCTTCGCAATAGGTATATTTCCTAATATAGATTCTAAGTCTCTTACCAAACTTAAATTTGCACCTTCAGATAAAACGCTTAGTGACGAAGGTGATACATTTGCTTCTTCAAATATTTTTATATTATTTAAACTTTTTTCTCTTGTAGATTGTTTAAAACCAGCAAAAGGTTTTTTTAAAGTTTTTAAGATATATGGAGTTACAAATTCAGACACACTACCAAGAGCAAAATCAAAACCTCTGTTAGCTAAATACTGTGGTATTGTTCTATCTATTTCACCACCAGTTGCTTGAAAAATTCTATCAGATGTTTCTCCACCAGCCATTTCACCTACACCAGCACCGATGAGACCTCCAACAACTTTACCTACTGGAGTTGGAACAACTTTTTGTCCTTTATATGCACCATAAATATTAGGAGCTAAACTAACCATAGCTCTACCACCAAACTCTGCTACATCTCCAAAGTCAAAACCTGAAGGGTTAAACATTTTTGCACCTTTAGTTTTGTCATCATATATTGCAAAATTATCACCAACTTTAACAGACTCAGGATAAAGTTTTTGCATAGTCTTTTCTTTTGATGTTTTATTAGGTGCTAAACCCATTCTAAATCTTTCAAAAAGACTTACTCCTTCTTTTTGATCTATTTTAAAATCTTTAATTTGTTGCTTTGTATAGCCTGAACTAGAAATAAAATTTAATATATCTTCTCTACTAGAACCTTTATTTATCAAATCTTCTACTTTGACTTTTGTTTGTAATAAACTTGCCATTATAAAAATTCCTCTCGTAGTGCATCAGATCCTATTTGACTAACACCACCTTGTTTAGCCCAAGTTTCTAAAGCTCTTGAATCATATCCAGCTAATTGTTGCTTTATAATTTTATTTACAATGCCTTTGTAAACATTAAATGCGTTGATAAAATCTTGATCTGTTTTAAAAGTACCAGCACCAAATTCTTCTTTTAATCTTTCTAATTCAGGAGTTGTTACAGCAGCACCTGATCTGTCTTTAAGTGTAATGTTAAAAAGTCTAGCTATTTTTGCTTTGTTTAATTTACCTTCTTCACCGACAAAAAGGTCTGGTAAATTACCTTCTAAAACACCAACACCTTTTATATTGCCACCTTGATTAATAATTTTATCTATTTCATCTGCCGCAAATATTAATTCATTCCAATTATATTTATTAAAATCTTCTTGAATATCTCCTACTTTTTTAGTGATATTTTCTTGTTGTAATTCTGTTTCACCTGTAGATAAAGATATACTATCTGTTTTATTGTTTTCGTTTTTATCTCTATTTAAATAGGGTTTAAGAAGAACGTCTAGTGTGTTTATTGCAGTTCCTGTACTTTCATCTATTCTTATAATATTACCTGTGCCTATATTACGAGTAACTTCTTTTGCCTCTGTTTCCGATAAATCTATACCTCTTGCTTTTGCATAACTTTGTATTGATTGCCAACTATTATCTGTTTTAGAACCAGTAGGGTTCAAAGCTCCATATATGTTAGTTAATGCACCTAATTCTGAAAAATCAGTCATACGTCTTTGATTTTCTAATTGATTAGCATTTTGAAAAGCTGTTCCAATAGATTGACCTAAACTTGTTGGCATAGGTTGATAACCTGATTGTGCTAATAACCCTGTGCCTAAATCTTGTGCATATTGTGACTTAGCAAAACCTAAGAGACCTTTTGGTTTTTGAGGTGCAATTAATTTATTTAATTTTTGACCGATTACTTCTTGTAATATTGAATTATTTGCTAATAAACTCATTAAGCGAACCCTCCAAGAAGTCCTCCTCCGATTGCACCAAACAGAGGATTACCAAACATTGAAGCTCCACCTATTTGACCAGCAATATTTGCACCTGTTAATGCACCACCGAGTAATCCAGCACCTGTATTTCTAAAAACAGGTTGTGTTGATACTGTTTGTGTTGGTACTGGTGAACCTAATGCACCTAAGTATTGATTTAATTTAATAAATGGTTTTTGTTGTTCGTAATCAAAACGAGCAATAGCGTCTTGTAATTTTGTTTGTTCAATGCTTTCTCTATCTGCACCTACTTGTGCTAGTCTTGATACATCATTGTAATCCATTTCACCTAGCTGTGGTGCTGTCATCATGGTTTGAGCTTGTAAGCCTCTTTCACGATTGTATTGGTCTCCGTAAACTTGATTAGCTAATCTTCCAAGTGAGTCTGATAATATCTCTTGATTTGCACCTGATCCTAGACGACCAGCTTTACTAAATTGTGACTGTACCTTTGATGTTACATCGTCAGCCATTTGGTTAAATAAACCTTGTGTGTAAGGATTAGATGTAGGGGATAAAAAATCTCCAGCTAGTGTTTGTTGAGCAAGATTTTGTGATTGGTTCAGTAAAGGATTACCAGCGATAGCTCTTGCACTTGCTAAATCTAATGCTGTCTGTGTTTCAGCAGACGGATCTATGTAAGTGTTATTAGGGAAAAAGTTTGGTGTATCAGCTTCAAATAAATCTTGTCCATAATTAATTGCTTGGTCTAAGTATGGTCTAATGAACTCTGATGGTTCAGCAGATGATGTAGTTGTTACGTTTTGTGGTGATGATCCTTTTGACATTTTATATTTCCTTATTTAGTAAGTATGCTTTGACACTAAATCCTTTCAATTTTCTTACCCAACCTTTACGCCCAGCGACTTCAAGGTGAGTACAATTTTCTTTCTTTGCAAATTTTTCTATTACTTGTTGTATTTTTTCTAACCAGTTTTCTAAGTTCGTTCCTCCAGCAAGAAAGTATCGCAATACTTTTGACTGGGGATATTGTGCTATTTCGGTTACAACAGCACTCTCGACTCTGTTATTGTTCCAACTAATAAATAGTTGCATACGATCATTAGCTATTCCGTACAGTATGTCTTGAATACTATAAGTTTCGTCTAATGCTTTTTCTAATAATGGAGCTACTTGACTCCATATAAATTCAACATCTTCACTAGGTACTCTAGTGACGACATTATCCAATGACACAGTATGATAAGTTTTGGTCTGTGTTTCCTGAACTTGCATGAGTTAGTGTGGCATTTCCATTGGCTCTAGCAGAAACATGTAAACTACCAAGAGCTGTCCTTGCATTTGCAGTAGTAGGCATAAACAAAATAACTGAGTTTCCACCTATTCTTGCGTCTGTAAGGGTTGTTGATGTAGCACTAGCGGTTAGTGTAATTGTTCCAGTGCTGTTAAGTTTACCATTGATTGTATTGTTCAATGATGTCGAAACTAATCGTAAATGTTGTCCTGTATCTGGTATGGATAAAGGTACTTGAGGAAACTGATTATCTGCCACCTTCAGGTCTCGCTTCTATATCTACACCTGACAAAGTGTTAAAGTTACCTGTCACATTTACCCTAATGCGATGATATCGAGATGTACTCCGTAAAGGACAAGTGCCAGTATCATTAGTGCTAGTAGCAGTGCCAGTTGTTGTGGTGTCAAGTTGTGATTGCCTCGTAATTGGTGTTACAGTAACTGATGTGTTTGTTGTTCCATCAACAATCGGTCTGCAATTAATTAGTGTTGATCGTTTACCCTCTGCACCTTCAAACTCTGTAGTGTCTATTGTTGCAGATAAACTGTTAGCAATAAACTTACCAAACTTGTTAGCAGAGTTAAAACCAGCTAGACCAACAACGCCTTCTCTATAAAAGTAAGAGTCAAGAGATCGTGGTAAATTATCTAAATCCCCTAACACATCTAAACTTTCTAAAGTGTTAAATGCTTCTTGTGAGGCACTAGCAATAAATTGTAAGTCTTGTCCGCTACCTGTACTCCATTTATCAACAGCATAGTTGTAAATTAATAATTTATTATTCGTAGTTCCAGTTGCTCCTGATCCACGATACGACCATACAACAATACTATTGTTAGGATCGACAGCAGAAGAAATACCATCTAGGTTAGATGACAAGTCATCAAAAAAGAAGTTATCAACTTTACCATTTCCAATGGGTGTTAGTTGCTGTCCACCAGTGAGTTTGTAAAAACCATCTTGTGCTAAAAAGAAAACCATGTTTCCGTAAGAAGCAACAGACTTAGGTGCAAATGCTCCAATGTTGTCTGCAATTTTATTAAACTGAAAGATTAACGGAGTACCTACATATTCCATTCTGTAGATAGCTTTCTCCATAAAGATCACACCAGCACTCTCACCACCTACAATGGCTTGAATATTACCATGTGATCCTACGATATCTTGGAAGCCAGATTGTGTTGCTTGGCTAGGTGTCCATGTAGAACTATCATTGATACCTGACCACTTTACTCGTTGGTTATAGGTTGTAGAGCTTTCTGTTGTATATCCAGCTACTACAAAGTCTCTAATCACTGCGATGTATTTAGCTTTTAATGATACAAGATCACTAAAGGCACTATCTACACCTTCTTCAAACTTTTGTATATTATCTGCAAAGTTTGTAGCAATAATGTTTGAGCCAAACTGTGTAAAAGCCCAAAAGTCTCTAGCGTTTTCTGTAGTAGAGTTGTTATAACCACCAGCTTTACTTTTATCTTGAAAGACTAGAGAGGAGTCCATCTGATATAATTTTGTAGCATCACCAGCATAATTCGTAGAACCACCAGCACTGAAACTTGTAAATAAACCTAACGCACTACCTGTTAATCCTGTACCACTTAATGCCTGAAAACCAGCTAGGCTTTTATAGCCTTTTGCTAAAGGCAAGACATTATCAACTACTAAAGCACCTGAGTTCTCGTAAGTAGGTAAGTCAGCTTGTAAATCGCCAAACTCAATCATCTATACCACCTGTGGTGTGGACATCTGTAAAGGAGAAGATGTAGTTGATCCTCTTGAAGAAGTTTCGTTAGCATTTTTCAATGCTTCTTTATACAGAGTTGCCCAAGTATTTATCCTTTCGTCTTGCATAATAAATGGTGCAGACTCTGCTAGTGAACCATATAAGTACAATTCAGGATAATTTGTTAATATTGTATTTGTTGTATTACTGTCTGATAACGAAGTTATATTTTTATAATAATTAATTTGTAATGTTGTTGCTGAGTCAGGTGC